ACTAGTATGAGAAATATTAATTACTCTAGGCATAATTTCTCTTTCTTCTAAAAAAGAGAGTGGTCTTACAGGACTATTTGTAGTACTATCAAACCAACTACCTATACTAACATCAGAATCTCCAAATACATCAGCAGCTTGTTTAGCTAATCTAAAAGCATCTTCTCTTAATTTAATAACAACTGATTTTTCAGCTGCTTTTATATCAGAAGCTCTTTTTACTTTAATATCACTTGCTTTTTTTATTGGTACTTGAAGTTTTTCAAACGATTCATTTAATTTTTCTGATTCATTTTCAGATTGTTTTTTCTCTAACATAATTATTTATTTTATTGGTTGTTATAAAGTTAAAAAGCCTACTCCTTTTGAGAGTAGGCTAATTTAGTAATATTAGCTAATATCACAAAACAATTTGAAGCAATTAATAGGATTCTTGACATGAATACCTAAACTTTTTGCAAAATGTACAGAACTTGCATCTAAATCTGTTGCTCTAAGTTTAGAATCAGAATATCCTTTTGGTATTGTCATACCTGGAACTACTGCTTCTAAATCTTGTCTACCTTCTTCACATACATATTGAACATTTCCTTCTCCATCAACATCTGACATATCTACAAAGTACATATCATAAGATGTAATTGGAAGTCCTGTTAATGGATGTTTTTCACAAGCTTCTGCTTTAGAACCCATATCCAATAATGGCAACCACCTCATTTCAATAGTATGTCCATCAACATGTTTATATGCACCAAAGTAAGCACCATAAACCATATCAGAACCAGAACCTTGTACAAATTTATCACTTGTAGCTTGAAGACCTAGAGCATTCAATGATTTTAACATTGCATTATGAAATTCTTCTTTTCCACCTTTTCCTGTCCAAAGAACAATTTTCTTTTGTTGTGCAGGGTCAGCAGTAAATAGAACATCACGAACTACTTGTTTAATTTTAGCTTCACTAAGAACTGAATAAGTAGATTGATTAGGAATTTGTTCTAATAGACCTGAACCTAATGTAATTATTTCAGAACTATTAATATCATAATCTGATACTACGTTATTAAAATCTCTATTATATTCACCATACCAAAGAACGTTTTCACATTGTTCTCTGAAACTCAATTGGTGCATATAAGCTTCCCATTCTGTCCAAAGTTTTGTAGTTCCTCCACCTTTAGTTGGTAGTTCTACACACATTACTTTATTTTGTACGTTACCTGCATAGTTATATGAGAAACGAATAAAAGTAGTCTGATTAGCAATTTGAGAAGGTGCTTGATTTTTAGCACTATTACCTTTTGATGCAGAAATACCTACAGGTGTAGCATACATACTCCATCTTTTACCTACTGCAATTTCACTATAAGGAATTGCATTATCTTTACCCAAGATTTTTACAGTATACTCATAACCATCTTGTGTTTTAACAGGTTTACTAGTTATCTTTAAAAGATATTGAGCCAACCTAGAACCATTCATTAATGTATGGTCACGATCAAACCAAGAATCAGCAAGAGTAATTTTAAATTCTTGTCTGTTTTTACCGATTACATCTGTAGTTGAATAAGCACATTTAACAATAGTAGATGTTTTCTTAGGTTTACCAATTACATTAGCTTTAAACTGACCATCAGCAGATTTAATGTATTTGATTTTCTTATTACCTTCTGTAAGCAACATCAAAGGAAATCTTGCATCCATTGCACCATATAATTTGGTTACAACTGGTGAAAGCATATCACTTTGCATTACCATTGCATTAGCTAATCTGTTTACGTCCGTATAATTCTTATCATCATACGTATCTTGGTATAATCGGAGTTTTGGGTTTATAGCAGCCATTTTTGTTTAATTTATATTTTACTAAAATCTATTGTATTTATATCAAATTTACCGTTATCACTTTTATCTGTTTGTTTTGAAGAAAAATCTATTTTATCTCTTTTTGTAGATAATTCTTCAAGACTTTGAATTACTTTTTTAACATTACTACCTACATTAAAGTTTTTAAATTGTAGATATTTAATATAAAGTTCTTGTTCTAATGTTAAGGACTCATCTGCTAATTGTGCTTTAGTTTTACCATCTTTAGTTGCAGGAGTAAAAAGAAAATCAGTAAGTCCAGCTTTTGTTTTAGCATCTAAATCTAAACTTAATAATTTACCTTTTGCTATTGTTTCCTTAACATCAGATTCTATTTTTTTACTTATTTCTTCTTCTTTTCTTTTTTCTTGAATAACTCTTTGTTCTCTTTCGCGAGATTCGTTTTCAGAAAACTTTTTCAAAGAATCTAAAGCACTTTTACTTTTATCAACTAAACTACCTTTAGTTTTAGCAATATCAATTAAATCATTAATTTCTTCATCAGTATTTCCTAATTTCTTTAAATACTGTGTATAAACTTGTTTTAATTGAACTTCATTTTTTTCATCTATTTCAATAGAAGAATAATCAGGAAGTCTATTTTCAAGAAAAGTATCTACAGAACCACCATTTTTACGATGTAAATACAAATCATAAGTTTCAGGATATTCGTTAAAGAAATTTTGAATAATTTTATTTGATTCAATTTTTCCTGCTGTTTTAGCAAGATTAACAATTCCTTCTACATCATTTGTAAATTCAATAGCTTTACCTTCTATATCTACAAAATCAAATTCAAAAGATTTAATAGCAGCTTGTATAGCTGTTACTTTTTCTTCTTTATCATCTTCTTGTTTTTCTTCATATTTATCATCAGAATTATCATCTGATTTATCATCAGTTTTTTCTTCTTTTTCTTCTGACTTTTTAGAAGAATCTTCTTTTTCTTCTTTCTTTTCTTCCTGTTTTTCAGGTTCAGCTTTATCTTCTTGATTATCATCGAAATTATCTATTTCAATGGTAGCGGTACTTAAAGCATCTTCATCAATTTCAAATTGTCCTGTTTTCATTATTGTAAATTTAAGTGGTTGTTACTGATTTAAAAAATCATTTTATAAAGCGTTTATAGCTTAATGATTTTATTTTTTTGAAAGTTCGGCTTTTGTTTTATTTTCTTTTGCTATCTTCAAATCATTAGCCATTTTTTCTCTTTCTAGTTTACTTTTTGTATTTATTTCTTTATCTTTTTGATTTATCTTTTTATTTTCCAAGCTAAATTTAAGACCAAGTTCTTCTCTTTTAATTCTATTAGCTTCAATAGTATTAACATCTAATCCTGTAACATCTATTTCACTACCATCAGGGAAAGCACTTGCTCCTATTAATGCTTTTTCAATATCTGTACTAGCTTTAGTATCAATCTCATATTTCTTCAAATCTCTATCAGCTTGTTTATCACTAATCATCATTTGTTGTAATTCTAAAGCATGTTGTTTTTCAGCTTCTGCATTAGAAGCAGCAATTTCATTTTCTAATTTTTCTATTTCTTCTAGTTTAGCTTCAAGTTCTGCAAAGCTTCCAGAAGCATTTAATATTTTAGCTACAGTAGAAGGTTTAGCATCATTTTGTGCAAAAGCATGAGCATATTCTTTCAATGTTTCAAACTTATTTTGTTCTCTAACATTAGATACAACTCTTACACCAAATTGAACTTCTTGAATATCAATGTTTTCAATATCAACATCTAACATCATTGTTCTACCATCACTAGAAACATAACTAGCTCTTTTACCTTTTCTATAAGCATATTTACTTAAATCAAGTAAAGCATTAAATTCTTTCTCTTGAAATTCGTCATATTGTGCAAATAAATCTTCTGTAATTAAACTACTTTGAAAATTAGCCACTTGTGTTGCTCCTAATCCATCTGAACTATTTACAGCACCTTTTCTTTGTCTAGTTATACCTACAAGTTCTTCTGCTTCTTGTTTAACATTGTTTAAATACTTATACATAAAATCTATATAATTATTCAAACTCATGTCTACACTTTTAATTAGATTAGCTGCATTTACAACTTGTTGGTCAGAACCATCTATCCAAAGTATTCCTGTACTATCTGCATAATACATACTAGTATACATATCCCAACCTTCTTCTTTAGGAAGTATATCTAAAGGTAAAAGTAATAATTTATCTTTATTTTTAGCTAAAGTTAAATTAAGTTTATAATGTCCAAAATTATATAAATGTTGAAAAGGCATTAAATATTCAACAATACTTAAACCTTTAACATCACCTGATCTTTTTACTCTACCATTAATAAGTAGTTTACATTTAGAAGGATTATTAATAGTACCTCTTTGATGCGGAATAGGTCTAATATTTAAATAGAATTGATTAGCTATTTTATAACCTTCCCAAACTTGATTAATCCAATAACTATCTATTAATTTTTCACCATTTTCTGTATCTACTTTATAATCAAAAGGTACTTCAATTATCTCTTCTATCCCTATAGGGTTGAGAATACTGATTTGTTTAATTCTAGTCCAACTTTTCCAATTAACATAAATTACTTCTACAACACTATTAGCTTGTAAATTAAATCTACTATTTAAATTACCATTATAATCATTAGGAGTATTTCTTGTATTAGAATAAAATGTACCTGTATCAGTATCATTCATTAATAATTTCCTTTCAGAAACATTTGATGTACCACTACCAGCAATCTTATCAAGATAATCTATCATATTATCTAATGATTCATTATCTTCTAAAGAACCATCATAAAATCTATCTAATACTTCACTAGCTGTCATTTCTAATCTAACAGCAGCAGCTTCACCATCTTCTATATAATCAATTGTTTCATCTAAAAGATAACCAACATTTTTTGGTGATAATCTTTGATAAGTAACATCATCTCTAATAGCATCTCTATAAGAGAATACAGAAGCAGTAACTAACCAATCAAAAAATCCTATAATAAACTTTTGGTCTAATTGACAATCATCCCTTATAAAATCTAAAATTCTACTTCCTAAAATTGCTCTTTGGTCATTCCAAGTTCTATCGAACTCTTTCATTACAACATCAAGATTTTCAAGTTCTCTTGAAGGTTGTGAAGTATCTACACCTAAAGCATTTAATTCGTTAATATAACTTTGATAAGCATATTTACGAAGTACTTCCATTTCAGCTTCCTTCTTTTTAGTAGGAACATCATTATTATTTACTTTTACATTAGCAATAATAGGACGTTTCCTTTTTTCACCCATTAATAAATTAATAAGTTGAGGAATTATAGGGTAATTACGAAGTTTGGCAGGAAAGTTTCTTAGATTAGGTCTATTATTTACAGCTTTTCCATAAGGATTTGTAATATAATTATATTCTAAATAATCTAAATCTCCATTTGCAGCTTTATAAAGATTCCATATATATTGATTTGGAAAAGCACAAATTTGTGCATAATGATTTACACTATCAATTCTCCAACTAGAATCTTTTTTACTATCTGGTAATTTTTGTAATGGTCTTGTTATACTAGACATATTAACCCAATATTAAAAGTACAAGTTAGGTAAAAAGTTCTGCATTTAACAATTGATGAAATCCTTTACTACTTTCACGCTTATTTTTTAGCATAAATTTATAGCTTATTTCTTGCATTGCAAACATACCTACTCTTATTGCAGAAATTCTATCATAGTTATCTACACCATTATATTTACTAAGTTCTTCTAGTAAACCTATATCTAATATTTTATGATAACCATATCTTTTATTTCCTTCTTCATCACTACTTATAACCTTTCTTAACCATTCATTTATATATCCATCACCAAAATTCTTTCTTGGATTATTTTTACCACTACCCATATGCATACCAAAACTTCTATGTGATTTAGCAGGTGGTATTTCTGAATTAAATCCTAAAGTTAATTCTTCCATAAACCATTTAGTAAGTTTCATTGTTTTACCATAAGTTAATAAAGCTTCACCTCTATCACTTTCATAACATATTTTAGCATTATAATATCTAGCAAGATAAAATATATTTCTATGAAATATTTGCATATCTTTTGGTCTAGCATTATAAGTAGCTACAATACAATCATCTGGTGTACTTACATTATTTACATTTTTAAGTACATAAACACTACCTAAAGATTTAATATTATTATTTACTGTTTCTGAACCATAAGGGTCAACACAAATAACATATAAATTATTAGGTATTATTTTCGTATCAGGTTCTCTATAAGGAGATTCATAAATTACAATCGCTCCTGTAGTATCTGTTGTAGATTTAAGTGGAAATTCTAAAACTGGTTTTAAATCAACATTAGGTTTAAATTTTACATCACCTTCATTTTCTTCAAAAAATCCTACTACACCAAAATTCTTTAAATAAGAAGTTTTGATTTCATCAATCCATTGTTTAAGTTCTGCTGCTGGAAATATATTATTTTCAACATTAAGAAAAGCTTCACTTGGTGAATAAGGTTTTTCTGTTTTTTCTCTATCTATTTGAGTAGGGTCAGAAGATTTAAGTTTCTTTTGGCGTTCTTTATCAAAAAATTCTTTTGCTCTTATTTGATCTGTATTACCATCATTATCCATAAAGGTAACAGACATATAAGCAGGAGTAAAGAAACAACATTGGTTGTTTATCCTATTTTCATCCCATATATTATAGAACTTCAAACAATTAAATGTTTCAGGTTCATAAAACATTTTCTCTAGTGATTCAAAATTACTTTTTTCTACACCTGATGTACCAAAAGCAATCATTAAACCAAATACTATACCATCTTCTTCTACAGATTTACGTGCAATATTCCAAGCTGTATCTAATTTAGGAAATTTACCAGCTTCTTCAAATAATATATCACCACGTTTACCACGAGCATTTTCAATATTATTCTTTAATGTTACTCCTATAATATCACTTTTATAACCTTCTTCTGGACAAGATGCACAAGCTTTATAACTTGCTCTTATGTGCATATTTCTTCTATCATTTACAAAATCAGAACCTTTTGCAAATGCAGTATTAGCATTTAAAAAATCTACATATTCTATAGTTTTAGTCCAAAGACCATCATCATCAAGAAATGCTTTATCATCAGCAGTTAAAAAAGTATTAGATTCTTCTACAAAGAAATAATTATAAGCAGCAATAGAACCACCTTTAAAAGAAGCACCTACACCACGACCTTTTACCCAAACCATGTGTTTACCACCAGCAAAGTTTTCAGGACTTTTAACAATTCCTAAATCAAAAGGTTGACATAATCTTTCATATTCTTTTAATCTTATTTGATAAATTTCATCTTCTGTAGAATTATCTACATCTATATCATCAGGAATAGGAACTCCATTTCTTGCTATTTCACAAGCCCAAAAATATTTATAATCTTCATCCCAAAACTTAGGAGAATATCTTTCACGTTTACCTACATTTCCTTTCTTACTTTTTTCAACTCTAAGAATAGGACAATAATTTAAATAAAAATAATATCTTCCTGTTATAGTTACACCATCAACAGTATAACCATTAATACATCTATGATATTCTCTATTCCAATAATCTCTATAGATTCTTGAACCTTTTATACCATCGTCATAACAACCATTTTTATCATAGTATAATCCTGCTTCTTTGAATTTATAAGAGTTTACGAAAGCCATATTACAAAATTATTATCCCTATAGAGGACAGAATACAAAATACTATCTTAATTATTCCATATATTCTTCCACTATTCATACTAAATGTTTTTCTTACCATTATATCCGTAGTAGAACTTTGCCCTACATACCAATCATTTAATCCTCTCATTCTATTTAATATAATATCAAAATAGAAACTATACCAGAACCATTGATAACTAAAGATAAATAATGTTTTCCATTCTATTTTAAATACTAATAAATCTACTAGTACAAATATTAGAATAGTAATTAAACCTCGTGTCCAATGTACTAAAGATTTTACTTTTCCCCAAAGCTTTTTAATTATTCTTTCATCTATATAAGCCCTTACATAACTTACTATAAAAGAAAATATGGTTAATCCTAAAAGAATTAACCATATTGGTATATTAACCCTAATCATAATTTATTATTCTAATATTGTCCAATCTTCTGCAAGAACATCATTAATACTTGGAACCCATGTACTAACTGTTCCATTTACATTTTTAATAGCTAAATAAGCATTATAACTTACTTTACCTTCTTCATCTGCAAGAGATTTTCCAATTTCTGTAGAAAAAGGATATTTATTTTCAGGTATATAGTAAACAAACATTCCTTTACCATTCCATCCTTCTCTAGCAATCTTCTTTCCTAGTTTAACTGCTTCTACGGCTAGTCCAAAAGTTAAAGCATCTATTTTTCTATAAGCTTTTTCAAACACATCCTTTGGACTCCAAGAAGTGTAACCATCTTCATAAACTACTTTGTAACCTTCCATTGACAATCCTCTTAATTGTGGTTCTGCATTAATTAATTTTACTCCGATATACTTTTCCATATTATTTAATTTTAAAAACTACTTCTGTAAAATATACAAATTCTTCTTGTGATAATAAATACTTATCTCCAACAACATAACCGATAGTATTTTTTCTAATATTTGCTTCGTCTTTTAAAAGCTCTCCTAAATCTTCTGCTTTTTCAAGATCATCAAATTTAAAAATCAAAGCTGGTTTTTCTTCTACTGGTTCATCTATAGGAATAATTCCCAAACCTTCTGAAGTTTCCGATTCTGTATTTTTTATAACAGTATCAGAAACAAGATTTTCACTAGTTTCTTCAACACTTGTTGCTTTAACTTCTTCTTTCTTAGTACTCATTTTATTTATTATTTAATTGTTTAATTAATTCACATTTTTCACATTCTTCAAAATCAGAACAACTTCCATTAGTTCTATAACTAGCATTGACATGTTTAAATTTATGAATACAAGTTTGTTGTTTATAAACTCTTTTTATCCAAAGTACAAATAATCCAAACATACTATTTTGATTTATAAATATATAATGTGTCTACTTTATTATCTGTAATTATCAACTCTTTATGAGGAATTATAATTTCTACACTTTTAATTGTTGTTCCTTTAAAATGTTCATAAACATTATAAACAAAACAACCTACACCTATTAAGCATCCTAATACAAGGATAATCATAAATTCAAATATTCCAGCAAAAGGGTTCATAATTATTTATTTTTGATTCTAATATATACTAAAAATCCTATTATAATACTTACAAAACTTCCCCAAGTTATTACTTGTCCATTTACTGATTCATTTTTATAGTAAAAATTACTTACTATACAAGCTACTACAAACATTATACCTAATACTATAAAAGGTAATAAATTTGATAATTTATATTTTGATTCTGTTTTCATAGGTTGTGGTGGTTTTCTAAATAGTATTCTATAATCTAACATAATCTTATTTTAAAGTTAATAAATATTTTGTTTTGTTTACAAGTCCTAACATTTCATCTAATATATTATTCATATCTGTATCAACACTATTTAAAAGTTTTCTAAAACTTCCACCTACAGATAAATCTTCTGTTAATTTAATAAAGAATTTAATAACATTATCATCATAAGTATTTATAGAAATATTAATATTACCTTCTATTCTACCATATTTACCTTGATAAGTTTCTATTAAACTATCACATAAATCTAACCATTCATCATAAAACTCATTTAAAGCTTTATGTTCTGCTAACCCTTTAGTTTGTAAATGCCAATAATGTATTTGGTCACGTACTTCAAATGCTTTTTGTACAAAATATTTAGCACTTAGATTTGTTTTTATTTCATCTAGTTTCATTTCTTTCTTTTTTCTTCAAACATATTAATATCTCTACCACCTTTACCTGTAACTTTTTCAGATATTTCTTCTTTAACAATATCTTTCATTTTTTTAACAGCATCTATAGTTTCAGGTAATTCTTTAATAGCTTTTTGTACTTTATTAATATCATGTTTTAATTCACCTGAATGTGAACCTGTTTTAATAGTTTCTGTTAAGTCTAATGTAGTAAAATAATCAGTCATTGAATCAATTACTTTTTCTACATTTTCTACAAGTTTCATTGATTTAGTTCTTTGAGAAGCAATAAACCAATCTAAACATTCTTTAACTAAATCATCAGGATTCCAAGTTTCAGGTAATCCTGTTTCTTTTCTAATTTTTGCTAACCTAATATTATAATCAGGAAACTCTTGTGTATAACTACTTCCATATTTACCTTCCCAAAATATATAAGCAGCTTCTAATGTTGCAAATTTCTTTTCTCTACCATCAGAATCACCTTTACTACCTTTATCTCTTTCAATTAATTTTCTAAAACAAATAATAGTTTTTAATTCTAAATTAATCTTAGGTAATCCTTGTTCATCTTCTGTAAATAAATCCATTATTCTTTATTTAAATCTTATACAAATTACTAAATCATTTCTTTTATATGTAAAATGTATTTTAATAATATTACTTGTTAATTTTATTATATTTAAAGAAAGTTTAAAATTAAGTACATTACAATAATTTACTGTAATAAAATTAGTACATTGTACTCTATTAGAGTTATAATAATAAGTAAATAATTTAGTATTTACTTTAGGTAAATCATAAGTATTATCAATACTTTTATAATCCATTATAATTCCCATTATTCTTCTTTATCTTTATTAAACATACTTTCTAATTTATCAGCTTTAGCTTGATTAAATACAAACATTCCAAGATAAGGAAATCTAAAACTTTTCTTTTCTTTAATAGCTTGTTTAGCAAATTCATAACTAGAAGCTACTACTTTTCTAACTAAAGAAACATCAAGATTCTTTTCTTTAGCTATTTGTTCTAATATATCATTTTGCATAATGTTGTAATATACTAATACATTCTTCTTTAAGATATTTACAATGATAAGGTTGTTCTCCTAATATCTTTGTTTTATCAGCATCCATAATAATATGAGTAAATTTAATATTTCTAATTGTAAAACCAAAACATTCAAGAAAATAACCGTACATAGACAATTGTAGACTTGCGTGTATGTAATTACAATCCATTATGTGACCTACTGGATGCAACATTTTTTTATACTCTCCTGTAGCCTTGTTTAAATAGCTAGTTGTATCTACTTTCTTGTATGTTTTATAATCATCTATATCAACAAACCTTTTATTACCAATTGTTTCAATAGTTATCTTATCAGATATACCTGCTATTTTAAATTGATTATTCCAAACCATTAACTCAGGATAAACACCATCTTGAAGTTTAGATAAATCATCTATATCATTTACTAAATCAATTACTTTTACATCTAATCCAAATAAAGATAAATCTATTCCTATTTCTTTTAAAGAATCTTCTTTATACTTATGTACTTTAGTACCTACATCTGTAGCTTTCTTAGTAGTATCTTTCCATCTATTCTTTTCAGCTAATTGTTCAGCACCTAATAGATTATACTTTTCTTGCAATACAACTTTTAAAGCTTGTCTAAGATTATATTCTGTTTTATTATTAAAATCTAATCCTTCATTTAAAAGCTTTCCTGCATATTTCTTTTTAGAAGCTTCATCATCAGGTATTTGTAATAATCTTCTACCAGCATTATATAATGACCAATAATTATCATCAAACTTTTCTTTATATTTTCCAACAAGTGTAGTTACACTAGTATATAAATATCCTTCTATACTATTTATATAAGTATGTGAAGGTTCATCAAATATTGGTTTATTTAACATTGGTTGTCTATTTAACTTATTATTAAGTATATTAAATTGCATCACATAAGGAAGTAATTCTTCTACAATACTAGTTTTTATTCTATCTTATTTAAACCTAATTCTTTACCTTTTCTTTCTAACTCTCTTCTAATATTTCTAGCACTTTTACCTTGTGATATTAATTGTTTTTCAAGATTAGTTAATATAAATTTCTTTTTATTATTTTCTATATCTTGCATAACTTTTACTTTATCTTCTTCTAATAAATCTTCAAAACTATTTATTAGTGATTCAAAAGAAGGAGTATCTTTAATTTCTTCTGGTTGTTTAGTTTCTTCTTGCATATTATTTAAATATATTTTCTAACTTTCTTAATTTACTATGTATTTTATCATTAACCCAATATTGATACCAACCATCTACTAGTTCAATCCTAGAATAACATTCTTCTCTTTCTATATCAATTAAATTAACATTTAAATTATTATCTATTCTTTTAAATTCAGGTTTAATCCAAGTATAATTATATTGTTTTAAATATCTTAATACTTCTGAAACAAATAAATTAAATTCTGTTTTAGATTTAACATTATCATTTATTAAAACTTTTTTAACTTGTCTTACTGATTCATATTCTTGTTGAAGTTTTTGTTCTCTAAAGGTAACATTTAATTTACCATATTTTGTACCTATTTGACTTCTATTTTCTATAAGAGTTTTCTTATTTACTTCTTTATATATATTATCTGTTATTTTATCAATTACAGTAACTTCTATATATTCATTTAAATATATTTTTATATTACATATATATCTATATTTAGATATTAAACTTTTAGGTTTTACTTCTTGTCTTATTTCTTTAATAGATATTAACATATTGTTTATTTAGAAGTTTCTATTATTGTATCATTATCTAAAGAAAATTTTACACTAGCTTTTCTAATTTTAGGAAAATTTAACCAAATATAAGTTAATTTTTCTTGTTGTTCTTTTAATTCTATTTGTGCTTCTATTATACTATTCATATTATTACCATTTGAGATTTTCTTTATCTCCACATTTTGCTTCTAATACTCTTGTTTTAGCTTCTTGATAACATCCACAATGTTTACAACAACCATATTTAAGTATTTTATGTATTTCTAATTTACAACTATCTCCTGTAGTATCAAAATCTTTACAACTTTCACAAATCTTCATTCTAGCTTTAGATAATTCTTCTATCTTTTCAGAAGCTATTGGAGTTCCTTTGATAAATAGATTATAATAACCTTCTGCTATTTGTCTAAGATTAATCATTGTATATAAGCTATAATGTAAGAACAGGTATTACAAAGTACTTTACTTTTAGTTCTTTTAAAAGGTTTATTATCATTACAATTATCACAAAAACAATATCCCCAAGCTACAAGAAATTCAAGTTTATTTTCTAAAGGTGCAAATCTATTTTTATCTACACCTTTAGAAACATTAACTTGTGGTACAGGTATTGTTGTTACTTGATTTTTATTTATTGATACTAAAGCCATTATTCGTTATATATTTTCCAACCCATAATAAAACTTGTATCTTCCATATATAAAAACTCTTGTCCTTCTACTACTGCTCTAACCATAGTAGGTTCTCCACCTACCATAATTTTAGTATATACAATATCACCTACTTTATATTCTTCAACAGAATCTCCTACTTTAATAATTTCAAAAGCAATAGCTTCATTATTATTAGCATTAGCTTCTTTTCTTTTTTCTTGTAGAATCTTTCTTTTAAGATCATCAGACATTATAATACTTGATTCTACTTTTTCTTCATCAGGTATAGCAAAACAAACTGCAAATCTTGATGGTTTAAAATTAATTTTAACACTTGGTTCTTTTACTTGATTTTTCATATTATTATATTTAATTATTCTGCTTTTTTAGTTTCTATTAAAGATTTACTTATTGGTGTAGGATAATGATAAACACCATTACTATCTGTATAAGGTTGTTGTATTTCATTATCAAAGATTGATTTTTTAAATTCTGTATTTCTTACTAAACCTAAAGCTACATTTTTAGTAAAATCAGTTTTGTCTTTTTCAGCTTCTAATTGATATTCTAAAATTTTAACTTTTAAATCTCTAGTTTCATTATTTAACTTTTCTTGTGCTTCTTCTATAGTTTTTAATTTTGCATCTAAAACTCTATGTTCTTCAAGTTTTGATCTTAATTCTTTTATTTCAACATCATTTTTTGAAACAATATCTTTATAATAATTATGTTCAGTTTCTACTTTATATAATCTTTCTAATTCTTTACTAAGAACTTCACCTACTTGTGCAGGTAAATTTTTCTTAATAATTTCTTCCATTTCTTTTAATGTATTTTCCATTTTTATTTATTTATTTAATTGATTGTTTACTTTTTATTTATTTCAATATTCATTTCTTTATTTCTTTCAAATTCTAAAGTTAATTTAATACTATTAATTCTAGCTTTTTCATTATCTTTCCAGAATAATTCTGGATTAACTAAATAAGTACCTCTTTCTAATGAAAATAAAAAACCTTTATTTATTAATTCTATAGCTACTTTATCAAGACTACCTATATTTGGTACTTTATCTTCTGCTTCTTTTAAAACATCTATAAATTTAAGTTTATTATATTTATTATTTGTATATATATTTTCATTACTCATATTTTCTGTTACAAATAATATATATTTAGTTGCAAGAGGTGTTAATTTAAATAAACTACTAATACTATTTTTATATTGTTTTGTAAAATCAGTTTCTACATCAACAAATTTATATACAGGTATTTTTATACCATCACTTTCTTTTATTTCAGAAATATATTTTACTTTTTCCATTAGAAGTCTGACTAACTTTCTATAAAGGTAGGTAAAAGCTACGTAATTAACAAAGGTTTTGACTATTTTTTAAGAATGTTAATAAATATTACAAAATGTTTGGAAATGGGTAAACCCTTAAAAGTGTTGTAATATCTTACAAGAAGTTAAAACTAGTCGTCCAGATATGTGAAATAACCCTCCCCGATATGTAGAAAGAATATTAAGTTATTGATTATCAAATAGTTAAGTTTAATTCTTGCTATAGGTTTAGGACTCTTTCTAGGATATATCACCTTATTACAGAAGGTAGACTTTTATCCCTATAGAGGTAAATATCAAAATATTATGTCACAATTATATAGTAAATGTGTGACAACAAAAAGTACTTAAACAATTGATAATGAAAGTGTTAAAATGGAAACAGACGTACCTAATATAATAGATAATTTTATAGGTGTATAAGAACATGTACCAAAAGAAAGAACTACTAATATACCATTTACTATATATCGAGAAACAGACGTACCACCTAATACAAAGACCCCTACTAAGTTTTGGCGATGGAAATACCCTCGTCATTGAATTTCAACAATTTAAATTTCAAATATCATGCAACTTACTGTAAGAAAATCAACACAAGGTAAAACATCTGGTTTTGTAATCACATTCGCAACAAATACAAAAACAGTTATGACACCATTTAATGTAACTCAAACTAAATCAGATCTATTGTTCTTCAAAGGTGATGAACCAATTGAAGTTGGAACAACATTTGATATTGATGAAAATCTATTTGAAGTAACACAACTTGAAACAGAAACAGGAACAACAAACTGGATTGTATTCAAGTAATGGTAAAGGGAGAAATCCCTTTATTCCATTTAATATCTAACATTTCTAAGACTTCTAACATTTCTAACAGAAGTATTAACTAAATAAATAATTTACAAAACATTTTGTATTCTTATTTATTCTTTGTATTTCGCGCACACGCACGTTCCTTATAATAGCTTTCGATGTAAAAATAAATTTCAGTATTTTTCCTCTAAAGGGACAAATCATTGAACTTTTTGAAATCTCATTTGTTATAAGCTTATAAGCTTCTTTATCCAAAGTATCTTTCTAAGCCCATAACAGTGCAATAGGTTTTAGCTTGATTAACCAAGAAAAAGAAAACTTTGAACTACTATTAGATAAATAAATCCTAGCCTAAATGAAAAGATAATGGTTAGGTTTATTTAATAGTAGTTTTTTATTTTAATATCAATTTCAAATCTCAATTATTTATGAAAAAGGTAAAACAATTAAAGAAACAAGTAAATCAATTACAACAATTGATAGACTTTTATCTAATTGAACAAGAACTTTGTGTCTTAGTTTAATTAAAAAAGAATTAGAAGTAAGAAGAGTTAGTATAGTTGGTAAACTTGTACTAACTCTTTCTTCCTTTCAATCAAAACAAAAACATTCAACATATTATAATATAGCTTAACTCTTACAATTAAAGCTAACAACAGTATATTTCAATCAGTTATCAATCAAACTAACAATACATTTCACCAAAGAATCTAAGTGTTTAATACACATTTCATATATTCATTTCAATTACAATTAAACAATTACTATCATGTTAAAATCAAAAGTAAATACAATTCATTGAGAAGGTTGGATTAGTTGTAATAATACTGCTTGTTAAAGTGACTTTTATTGAAAACCAATAGAATCTAAAGTTACAACTAAAGTACAGAAGGTAACAGTTTGTGAGTATCTGAAATAACTCTCTTTTTAACTATTAAACTAATTGCTATGAATAGATTTAATTTTATTATTAGAGTATATAAAGATGATTGTAGAAATCCTTGTTTATCTGATTTACAAGATATTACTATTTCTAATATTACTATTGTATCTAAACCAATGAAATTTGGTGGTATTTGTGAACATGGTGGTAATAAAAAGAAATTTAAATATTCATATAAACTAAGTAAAAAGTTTAATGATGTATCAGGTAGTCATTCAGCACCTAATTTATCTTTTAAAGGAGAATATATAGATATTGAAGTATCTAATTTTCCAAGATTTCCTGCATTTACACAATGTAAATATGAAGCTAGAAATATAATGAATGGACATAAATCTTATTTATTAAATCAAGGTTTTCCAATCCAATTACTTTATAGAAAAATAGAAATATTAAATATAACACTATGAAATCAGGTAAAATAATGGATGACCACACAAAAGGTTTCCAAAAATCAGACAAATCTAATACCACTATTTCTTACAGAGATAGTGGTTGTGGTATTCAAGCAACTATAACTTCTGGAGGGAATCAATATCATTCAAATTCTTACAACACTAAAAACGAAGCAAGACAAGAAGCAGCTTTAATGGCTACAAAAGATCTTGGATTTAGATACTTAAATGATAAAAGTGACTGTGATGATATTATGCAATTACAAAGAATTCGTAAAGATAAATTTGAAATTGAAGATTGTGTAACCACAGAACTTAGAAATCATCAAGGAGTTTTATTCAAAAAATTAACATTCCAGCTAAAATCTATCTTTCAAGATGGATTTAGAGATTATCAAAATAATTACCATGATCTAAAAGATAATTTAAAAATGGGAATAACACATAGACATGCGACAAAAAGTGAAATTGAATCTCCTTATTATAACACTACCAATGTAAATTAAGAGTAACAGTTTGCTAGTTCTGTAAAAACTAGTATTAAAACTACCTGATTAATAAAAAAGGAAGCATCAAATGCTCTTTAAATAATTAATTATTTAATAGATGTACTTATAACTTAGGGATAAAGTTCGAATCTTTTGACACAAATTAGGGCTTGTGAATAACAGACGGGATAAGAGTAAGTTATATTAATCAATGTAGTAGTTATGTTTTATTTTTAAAAGAAATTTTCAATTTAAACAATAATATCATGTATAATAAATGTAAAGCAATTTTAATTGCTAGTAATCAAGAACAAAACAGTTTATATGGTTATAAAGATAAATCTTTATTATTTGGTTATAATAAAGAGGGTTATAATAAACTAGAAGCTGAAAAAGAGTTTACACAACATTATCATCTTTACATTATTTCAGAAGATGAAATAAAAGAAAATGAGTTTGATAATTTATTAAAACAAGGTTTATATTTTGAAAGTTCTAACGAAATAATTAAAGTTATAACTAATCAAAGAATTAAAACAATTGGAACTTATAAAAAAATCATTGCAACAACTGATAATGAACTAGGATTTGGTGATGAATTTGGTTATTTTGAACATTTACCACAAATACCTCAATCATTCATTGAACAATATATTACTGAATATAATAAAGGTAATATCATTAATGATATATTAGTTGAGTATGAAGGTATTGAATGGTTAGATAAACCATTAGAATATTTTCCAGTAATAAATAAAGATAACACAATCAATATTAAAACTGTTAAAGATAGTTTTAGTAGAGATGAAGTTAGAGATTTGTTAGATTCTCTTTGGGATTATGTTATGGATAATGACCATAATAAATCAAATTCTAAAGAATATGATGAATGGATAACAAAATATTTTTAACAAATTTGATTATTAACCAACTATTAGTAAATTAGTAGTTGGTTAATTTAATATTAAATTATTACTAACTAAGTAAGTGAATCATTAAGTAAATGAAGTAATAGTTTTAATAATCTTCAATTTGTATAGTTTTATATTAGTAGGTAATGGTTAGTATTTAAAACGAATTTACTTTTGACGTTTAAGATAAAGTAATTGCTATGACAACTTACAAAATTCAATATAATGTTAATAATATTTGGTACAATCTTCAAAATAAAATCGGAGATGATATGGAATTTATTACTTTAAATGATGCTAAAACTATTGCTGGTGTTTATGGGGTATATCACCCTGAATACTCAGATAAATACTTTAGACTTGTTTCATCTAATGGTGTAACTATAACAGTTTAATTATGTATTGTACTAACTGTATGTCTTCATGTTGTCCAAGTTTGATTTAGAACTTAAATCAGTTGATAGAACTGATACATCCTTCTCTGAACTATTAGAGAACTTAGAAAAACGTAAATTAGAAATTTCAATTTAAAGAATAGTAACAGCTAATATTATAGCAAACTCTAAATAATTAACTCTAAATAATTAAATAATGTCTAAGAAAGAACAAGTAGTATTGTCAAAATCTCATTGGAAACAAGCTAAAAGAATATGGAATACATTATCTCTTAGCTTAGGTACAAGAAGAACAAATCAAACGTATACAGAAAAGGTAATTAGAAATGATGAATAATAACAATGAAAAAGCAGAACAAAATGAAAAGATAAAACCAATAGTAAAAGGATTAAATTTCAGACTATTAGTACCTCAATTAACAGAAGCTTATAAATTAAAAGTCTGTATGGGAGAAGCAAATCCTATAGACATATTTCAAATATCAGAAGCTTCAAATGAATATCTAATTAGTCTTATTAAAGTTGATGTAAGAAGTAAATTACCAATTAAAGAAAAAGTAAATTTAGTACAATACATTAAAAATCAATTCTCACAATTTAAATTTTAAAATTATGTCACTATTAACAGTAATTGCAGTATCAGAAGTAAAACAAGATAAAGGTACTAAAGGAGAAAAAAGGAATTATAAAACAATTGGTTTTAGAACTCCTAATACTAAAGTAATATCTGGTCTTAAAATCAGATGTAAAACTAAAGAAGGTGTAGTAAATGCTTGGGAAAAATCATATCTTGATAACAAAATGGGATTTGGTTTTGATTTTCAAGTAGATGATATGGTAGAAGGTGATATTGTTACTAGAGAAGTAAGTGAATATCCTATTGCAGATACAACTACAGGAGAAGAAAGAATGGTATCAACTTATTCTTGTGTAGTATTTGGTGATACAAGTGACCCTTCATTTGAAATTGAAATTCAAAAAGCTTTTAAAGCTGCTGGACATCCAATTGTATCAGAACCAGTAAAACAAAAATCTGTTGTAGTAGCTAGTTCTGCTGTAAAAGATGAAGTATTTGCTTAATTAAAAATATTAATAGTTGAACCCTAGATGTAAAAGTCTAGGGTTATTTTTGTTTTAATAATTAAAAATAAGATATGAAAAATGTAGATATATTACCTAATCAGTTAGTACCTATTGAAATAAGATTAGAAGTATATGAAAAAGCTATTGAACTTATTGAAAAAGATGAAAATTTTGCAAGATTAAATGATCCAGATGATAATAATGGTTATCCTACTTGTTTATTATTACCTTGTATTCTTTGGGATTTAAATCATTATTTAGATACTGCTCCAAATGGACAAAGTTATAGTTTTCATACAATAACACAAATGTTTCCAGAATGGAATAAAGACATAGTTAATTCTATAATACTAGCAGAAACAAAAAAAGAACTTAATATTTTAAGAATAAAATACTTAAAACAAAGTGTTAATAATATTAAAAAAAAGTTAAATAAATAATTTCATAAACTAAATTTCAATATCATGGAGAATGTAACAATTATCAATAAAGAAAATCATTTCAAAGTTCTTTATAAAGAACAAAAAGTTGAACTATTAGGCACAACTAAAGAATTTAAATTAGAAGTTTATAAAGATAAAAGACTATTATTATCTCGTAGTAAAGGAGATTTGAAATACCTTAAATCTTTATTAGAACAAGGTAAAGCTGATGATATTGAAAAGACTAATGGTAGAATTAAATCTATTGAAATCAGAGTTCAAAATATCAAAAATGAAATTGGTTTAATTAGAAATGCTTCTGTAATAGATGGACATCCTTTAGATTTTATTATTGATATACCTGAATTAAATGTATTTAACCCTATAGGGAAGAATACACACATTCAATCTAATCAAACACAAATTCAAAAAGAAGAACTAAAATCAAGTGCTGAATTACTACAACATATTATAGATAATGATATGGAAGCTTTTGAAAGAAAGATGTATGAAGTACTTATAAATGGTGATTCTGAAATTGTAGTACCTACACTTAAAGAAATAGTAAAAGAACATGGATATAAACTAATTAAATCAAGTAAATAATCTTAAATTTCAAATAATGGAAAATATCATAGGTCAAGACAAATTAATTAATGAAGTTTCTAAAATACTAGAAATATTTAAAGCTAGTAAATGTAAAATTAGACCTCATTTTATTCTTACTGGTTCTAGTGGTTCAGGTAAAAGTTGGACAATTAAAAATCTCACTCAAAAACATGAATTAGGATTTCTTGAAATTAATGCTGCTCAATTAACGAAAGAAGGAACAAGTGGTAATAGTTTATCTAAAGCTTTATCTCCATTGTTACAATTAAGTTCTAAACCTTGTATTGTATTTGTAGATGAATTTGATAAACTATTTATTAGTGGTAATTCTAATGATAGTTGTGCGCATGAATCAACAACAGGAGTTCAAAATGAATTTCTTAAAGTTTTAGAATCTGATACAGCAAGTGTATTTGGTGATTATGGTAAATATATTAATGCTTCATCAGCTAATGTATTATTCATATTTGCTGGTGCATTTAACGGAGAAGAAAATATAGATTTGGATAGACTTAGAGAACTTGGTTTAAAAACTGAATTTCTTGGTAGAGTTGGTCTAGTTTATAATACTAAACCTTTAACTTTAGATGATTTGTTTGGTATTTTAGATAATTCTGATTTACTAGCTAATTATTTAAATCTTTTTGAAGATGTTGATAGAGAAGAAATAGTTTACAAATTAAAAGCACATATTCAAAAGAATTATGAAATGAATACTTTAGGTGCTAGATATGTAAATACGCTTATTAATCAATATTTTATTAAAGGTGGTTTATTAGAAGAAAGTTCTGTAAAAGAAATGTCTTTTCAAAAAAAGTTGAAACTATAACTAAAAAGGAACTTATGTTCCTTTTTTAAATTTAAAATTATGTCTGCATATAGTATTATAAAAGCTTATTATGGTAATAAGAAAACTAATTTGTATCAGATTTAAAAACAACAACAAAATGACAACAGTAAAAACAAAACAAGAAGTTAGAAAAGAGCAAGCAATAAAATCTAATGAGTTATTAAAAACTTGCCCAAAAGAACAAGCTA